ATCTTATATTTATATTTATAATAAAATACTATGGCTTGGAAACTTAAAAAAGAATGGGAAGGTAAAAGCGTTGATAATATCAACATCCCATTAGATGATTTATCACAGAATCAAATTAAAAAGCTAAACGAAAGCGTAAGAAATTCACTATTTATAGAAGAAAAACCTAAGAATAAAAAGAAGTGATACAAACCTTAATAAATGATACGGATGGTCTAATCTTGCAAAACAAAATATACTTAGATTTGTATGATAAAATGACCAATACAGATTATAGACCATTGATTTATTTTAAAAGTCAATTCACAGAAAGTGTGAAAAAATTTACTGTTACCGCAAGTTACACAAGCCAAGAAAGGTACGTTGAATTAACTTATAATACGGTACGAGCTTCTGGTTCAGAAAATTTAACAGCGGGAAATATATTTATGGGAAACACGGATTTTCCTTTAGGGTTTTATGATGCTTTTATATATCAAAACACTTCCAACGCAAATTTGGATTCGTCTGGATTGACGCTACTATATACAGGACTTATGAATATGGCTATGAATAGCGGTGAAGTACCGCCTGTTGAATACACAGAATATACAACAAACGATTCTGATACAGAAAGCGTTTATATAACAATTTAATTATGAATTTAAACTTAGTAAAATTATCACATTATAACATTCCCCATTTAGTTGAAGATTCCAAAAACGATTGGGTTTCTTTCGGTGAAGATAATTTATATCCAAATTATATACTAGACCTTTTCTTAGGTAGTGCCATTAACGGTGCATTAATTAAGTCTATTGGTGCAATGATATATGGTGAGGGATTGGGAGCAACAAATGTAGATGATAATATAGATACAAAAGAATCTTATTTGCGTTTAACTGAATTATTAGACAATTCTGATGATGATGTATTAAAAGACCTAGCAATGGATTTAAAGCTATTTGGCGGTTGTTACGTAAATGTGATCTGGTCAAGAGATAGAAGCAGGATTGCTAAAATGAAACATATACCAGCACAATATATTCGTTCTGGTAAAATGATTGACGGTCAAATAGACACATATTATTATAGTGCAAATTGGGCTAAGTATAAAAAGGGAGAATACAGACCAAGACCGTATGCTGCCTTCAATACAGAAGATAGAACACAAGCTAGTCAAATCTTAATGATTAGAGATAAAAACCCAGCATTATTCTATGGTTTTGCACCAGATTATGTGGCGGCTACAGATTGGATTCAAATGGAACTAGAAATAGCTCAGTTTCATTTATCTAATATCACAAGTGGAATGACACCATCCATGCACGTTGGATTCTCCAATGGCGTTCCAACAGACGAAGAAAGAAGAACTATAGAAAGACAATTAAATCAAAAATTTGCAGGTAGTGGAAACGCTGGTAAAATACTTATTACTTTTAATGACGGAAAAGAAACTGCACCTATTATAGAACCTATCCAAATGAATGACGCACAGTCAGCTTGGGAAGGGATGTCAAAACAAGCCGTTAATCAAATTCTAGCAGGACATAGAGTTACATCACCAATACTATTTGGAATACGGTCTGAGGGTGGTGGGCTTGGAAATAATGCTGACGAATTACGTGATGCTTATAGTTTATTTAACAATACAGTTGTTATTCCCTTCCAATCAACGCTTTTAAAGGGATTAGAGAAGATATTTAGAGTTAATGATATAAACCTTGATTTGTACTTTAAATCGCTTAAACCTGCTGATTTCATTAACTTAGAAGTTACTAAGACACAAAGTGAAGAGGATCAAGAAAAAGAAGGTGTTACAAAAGAGGATATAAATACAGATGACTTAAAGCAGGAATTTAAAGACTTGCAAGACATAGACACCAAGCCAACAAAAGGAATGATTGAAGAAGCTGAAAAGGGTTTGGAATGGCGAAGAGAATATGAAAGAGGCGGTACACAAATTGCTGTTGCAAGAGCAAGAAATATAACAAATGGTGACAATCTTAGTTTTGATACAATTAAAAGAATGAATAGCTTTTTTGCTAGACACGCTGTAGATAAAAAAGCAGAAGGTTTTGAAATAGGTGAAGAGGGATTCCCAAGTGCCGGAAGGATTGCTTGGGCTTTATGGGGCGGTGATGCAGGAGAAAGCTGGGCAAAAAAAAAAGTCAAAGAAATAGAGGGCGTTAGAGCTGACCTATCAGATGACGAATTTGATGATGTATTTGACGCTTTAGAGGGTGAACAGATAGACTTAGACAAATGGGAAGTTGTAGATGAGCAGGACTATGTAGAAGATTATGATGATTGGGCAGATGCCTTAATAGAACCTAAAGACATAAAAAACTTTGCAGACCAAATATCATCAAAACCGGACGGCTTTAGTTACTTAGATAAATCATATTATAAAATAAGATTTAAGTATTTCAAAAAAAGTAAAAGAAAAACTAAAACAGGAACGTCAAGATTATTTTGTAGAAATATGATGAGATTAGCAGGAAAAGGAACTGTTTATAGATTGGAAGATATTGATGCAGCGAGCAGATTAGGAGTAAACAAGCAGCTAGGACACAAAGGTAAAAAATATGACCTTTTCAAATTCAAAGGAGGAATTTGGTGTACTCATGCTTGGAAAATAGTCTTATATAGACTTAAATCGGGTACTGAATTAAAAGAAGGACAAGGATTAGAGGATTATAAAAAAACTTCTTCTATCCCTAAGACATACGAGCCCAAACCTAGAGGAATTAAAGATGCTGTTCAAGCAGCAAACGCAAGTAATAATTGGTGGAAATATCCCGGAGCAAAAAATTAAACTATGGCAATACAACATACATTATTTATTTCAGCAACAAGGCTAAAAAAAGACACAGCATTAGGTGGTTCAGTAGATGACAACCTTATAATGCCTTATATATTATTGGCACAGGATATGAACATCCTTCCAATTCTTGGAACTGACCTATATGAAAAACTAAAATCAGATATTCAAGGCGGTTCATTAACAGGTGACTACAAAACCCTTCTAGAAACATATATACAACCTGCATTGGTTCAGTTTGCGTTTGCACAATTAGCACCATATCTTAGACTTCGTTTTAGTAATAATAGCGTGGTGGTTATGGGGGCAACAGAACAATCATCTAGTGCTACTTATGATGATCTAAAACCATTAATGGACACAGCAACACAAGCTGCTGAATTTTATCGTCAACGTACAATCGATTATTTAACGGACAAAGGCAGTTCTGCGTTTCCTGAATATGCTAGTAATGATGACGCAGGGGAAATGTCAGCAACAACAAGAAACTATTTTGGGGGAATACAATTAGACACAAATGTTTCAACAAACAAAAGGCTAAGAGGATTTTTACAGGGAGCAGATATTACGATTTATGGGTGCTAAAGAAAGACGTACATATCCGAGTAGTTTAGAAAACTTTAAGAAGCTAAAAAATTATATTAAAAAATTAAACAATGGCAGGACAAAGATTAACAGACAAGACAGCACTCGAAGAACAAACGGGTAGTGGTGATTTATATATGGTCGTTGATGTAAACGACACAACAGGTAGTGCTGCTGGTACTAGCAAAAAAATAGATTCTAAATTTGTCATTCAAACTGACAAAATTAGTTTGAGCAATGCAGAAGTTTTAGATTTAGATACTAACGAAAAAACATTAATTGGTGCATTAAGTGGATATATGATAACACCGATTAGTGTAACGGTATTATGCACCTATGCTGCTGCAACAGAAAATCAAAGAAAACAGTTGTTGTTCGGGTTTGAGGACACAGACGATGCTGTATTTTGGTCTAAGGTTGACAACTGCATGGACGGAATAACTACAAACGTTACGTATCATTTAGGAGCGGGGGAAAGTGACAAGGCGGGTTCTTGTTCCATACCCACAATAAACAGACCTTTTATTTGCTGGGCACAAGGCACAGGATTTGCAGGTGGTTGGAGTTGTGATATTTACGTTACCTATTGTTATACAAAAGTATTATAATGATTAAATATCTATTTTTATTATTGCCGTTATTGTCTTTTGGACAAATAGATTTTTTTAAGTATTCCACACTATATACTTCTATGTCTATGAATACATCTTTTATAGAAAGACAAGATTACATAGCTGTAGATAAAGGCTATGAAGATGTGACACAAATAAACCCCTATGATTATAATTTAACTATTGGTTTAAGAAAAATTGCAAGATTTGATTATGAATATAAAGTTAAAACATGGTACTACGGTACTGAACAATCTGTTGCTGACAATGTTACTATTGGCAATAGCATTGGTTGGGAGTATTTATTTAATTATTCATTTATACGTAATCGTAATGATAAGTTTACTGAAAAGAATTTTTGGCTACGATACTTAGGTGAGTGGTGTGTTACTAAAGCCCAATATGTTGACAATCAAAGGGTGAATTTAAGATACAATTCTTTTGATACTAGATTAAGAATAAATAAAGGAAATTGGGATTTTACTATAGGGGGTGTTTTCAGAATGCACTCAGCGTATGGTTTAACACCAATAGAAGATTTCTGGATAGCAGGAGAATCTACATTCCAAC